GTCTTACAGGTGGTGGTGGTTATGGATTGTTTTATTTTGAATCTGACCATAGTAGGGATGCTGAATCTGTTATTGAAGATACAAAGCACCCGGGGTCATCAAATGCTTTAGCAATAGGAACGTCTGCTGGTCAAATAGGATTTTATAAGGTTGAAAGTGGCGGTATTAGTTCAACAGCCCCAGAAGGTGGTGGTGCATAATTATGGCTACACCATCTGAAAGTTATATGACATTATATGGTGGTACTAGCGCTTCTAATAGTACTATATACACTGATGGCAGTACTACTCCAAATCTTATTAAGATTGGAGACAATATAAGAATATCAGGTACCGCAAGTAATAATGGTGTTTTTAGCGTTACAGATATTACCACATCTGGAAGTGATGTATATTATGTATTAAAGGGAAATCCAATAATTGGAGAAACTTCTAATACTAATAGAGATGTGCAAATAGAAGTTATACGGGCACCCGGAGATAAACTAGTAGCTCTTGGTGATGTTGATGCCGCTGGTGGTGTTGATGTCTGGTCAAATAATGCAGTTTCCGATTATACCACTAAGGATAATGGGTGGACAGCATCAGCTATATCGCCTACCATCGACGGAGAAGATGCTCAGTATATATATCATTTTGCCGATGAGGCATTACGTGTTTGTAATACCAACCTTCAGAATACAAGCCATGTAAAATGGTATGGTTATATACAGAGACACCAGTTTGCATATGCGGCTGTTGATGCGTCAGATGGTAACAAAGGTAGTAGTCTTGTATTTTCCGAATGGCAGGATCATCCTAATACATTAAGGCCACCAAGGGTAACTGGTAGTTTTACTTATTGTTATGTCAATTCTCCAGCTGTTGGTGAATCTGGGGGTACTAATCCCACTTTAACAGATAGTCCACATGATCCTGAGCAAGAAACAAATTATTTTAGTGAAAATCGTGGCGTTGCTATAAAAAAATTAAATTCAGGTAATTCAAATAGTCCTTTAGAAATAAATGATACTGGTACTATAGCCGCAAACCTTACGGATACAGACTTTAATTTTCAAGATGCAGATAATAATGCTATTTTAGATCAAAGTATTTTAGGTGAAGTAATTACTATAGATGAAGACATTGGCACTGCCCCAAGAGAATATTTATTTTGTACGAAAACTTCAGGAGCCGCTGGCGCAGGAATCACATATAGCAGAGCCTATGGTGGAGCATTAAGTGGTACAGCACCGGATAGTTATGCAGATGAAGAGACTCCTATAATAGAACGTGGAATTGGATTTAATATAGGTGTTAGTGATGGTACTGCTACTGGTACTTGGCAAGCAGACACCTATGATTTTTATCAGTCATTTGTTTATGATGGAAATCAGGAGTCGTTACCAATGCAAATGAGTGATGGTGATGATGGTACAAATCTTGATGCTGGTATACATACTGCCGCAGGTGGAAAGTCTTTACGTGTTTCTGTATATGCAGATTTAGCGTATAATGGAAGAGTCTCTGGTGGAAGAATTTATGTAAGGAAACAAAACAGTGATGACGATCTTGTATTGTTGGTTGATATTGATATTGTTAAAGGTGTACGTACCTCTATTGATGGTGATCATAATAACTGGACATATGAAACTGGTAAAGGATATTATGTTACAGCTGATGCAACTGGTAACTCAATAGACCCAAATCTTGATACATATAATACTATAAATGGATTTGCTCCCGATGTTAGGTTTGTTTCTATTGGTGGTAAGAATGAATCCTATCAGGCTTCTGTCGTTGCTGGACGCAGGGCATTCATAGCGAATGTAAGGACATTCGGGTTCACTGGTGAACTTGAGCGTTTTGGTGACCGGATAATGTATAGTGAGGTAAATAAATTTGATACATTTTTACCTGATAATTTTATAGACGTATCTAAAGGTGACTATGGTGAGTATACTGCTCTTGAAGTATACGCTGATAGGTTACTTGCTTTTAAACATAATCTTGTACATATAATTAATATAACAAACCCAAGCCCATCGAACTGGTATCTTGAGGATACTATAAAATATTACGGTGTTACATTTCCATTTAGTGTTACTAGAACAGAATATGGCTGTGCTTGGGTAAACGAAGCTGGATGTTTTTTATATGATGGTAACAGGGTAAGGAATCTGGTAGAGAAGAAGCTTGATATTAGTTCTTCGGCAAACTCAAGCGCTAGTGCTTGGTATCTTCATGGTCGTGGTAGTGCCAATGCTAAGGCTCCAATGATAGGTTATGATGCAATGAGTAATTCATTGATAGTACAGCGCGATCCAAAAGATTCATCGGATGATGCAAATCAAACTTACATATATGATTTTGATAGTGATGGTTGGGTTTATAATACAACCATGTTCACAAATGATAAGATATTTACAAATTTTGTTACTGATTGGAATAATAATTTAACCACTGGAATGTACGATGGAAGTAGTGATGTAAACTTTTTTAAATATCTGCCAATCCCAGCTACTAGTACCAGTCAAAAACTTATAACTAGGGATATAGATTTTGGGCAACCGGGGTTAACTAAAAAGATATATAAAGTAATAGTAACATATAAATCTAATGGTTCCATCACAACACCATTTACATATGCTGTTGATGGTATACAAAATTTCGCTGGTGCTGGTGGTGGTACTTTTACAGGTAACCTTGCTGATACTTCTGGGGTATGGGACGTTGTAGCGCTGACCCCATCGTCTATTATATCATGTCAAAGTATTCAAATAAAGTTTGCGCCGGGTGATGGAGTTTTTGAGATAAATGATATAACTATAGAATACAGGGTACTACAAAGTAAGGCATATTCATAATGGCCGATGATAGAGAATTAAGAAGATTATTAAACACGAAGCAGGATGCGGTAGAGTTTAAAGGTGAGCCATCTATAAGTGGTATGGCCGATGGTCAGATTGCTATTACTAAGAGTAACAATAGCCAGCTTGCTGTACATAGGAAAAAGTATGGTAAAATATGGAAATCATATATGTCACACAATGGTGATCAATATATTGAAAGAAATTTAAAAGTTAATGGAAAAACAATATCAAGCAGTGTTGGGATAAATACTGTAATCCCAGATGGTGGTGTTGGGTTTGCTAAATTTGCAATGAGCGGTACTACTACAAACGCAGATGGCCCACATGTTCAATATACAACATCGGCAGATAGTTATCCCGTATTCCAGCAGTTAAACTGGGGGCATGATAATATTTCTCTAAATTTTGATGCTTATTATGATGGAGCATGGAAAAGCAGTGACGCTGGTTCAAATTTCCAATTCTACAAAATTGGTGATAAATTTAAATTAATGTATGATTCTGCGATTGCACAGGGTAGTGCAATTACTTGGAATGATGGTATCGTAGTAAATACTGCTGGTATAGTGATGATGGGTAGGAATTCTCCAGTAGCTACTACTAAAGACCCCGTTCTCGAAGTTGATGGCAATGTATCTTTCGATGGTTTTATTGCACGTGCTGGAACTGGTGGCTCAGATAATGGTGCTAATGTATTTAACTTTTTTTGGGATGGTAGTGAGGCAGATATATATATAGACACTACTGGTATAGCAACTGGTCATACAACGTCTGATTACAGGATAAAAGAAAATGTGGCTACAATAAATGATGATGTATTAGATAAAATTAATGCTCTTAGACCTATTAGTTATACGCAAAAAGAGTTTAGTGTCTTTAAGCAAAGTGACAAACAAAGAATAGGATTTATAGCACATGAAGTTAAGGCGCAACTTCCTGATATTGTAAAAGGTGATAAAGATGAAGTAGATGATGATGATAATCCCATCATTCAATCTATTGATAATCATGGATTAACATCATATTTAGTGAAAGCAGTTCAGGAACTGTCAGCAAAGGTTACAGCATTGGAAAACAATTAGGATAAAATTATGGCATACAAAAGTTTAATAGATTATTATGGTGGCGGAATGGTTAAGCCGTCCGATGGTTACCAATTGGGAGGTCTTGTTGCTGGGGCTAGACGGCAGAGAGATTACTCTGGTGAACTTAGGGGTTTACAACAACTGGCAGAACAGTCAGCAAGAAGGAAACAAAAGGCACAGCGTAAGGGTGGTATACTAAAGACAGCGCTGGGTATTGGCGGTACATTATTAGGCGGCCCTATGGGTGCCGCAGTTGGTTCTGCATTAGGTCAAGCATTAGGAGAGAAGTCATATAAAGATACAAGTTTTAAAGGTGGTAAGTATGCTCAGGATATTCGCGGACAGCTTGGTAAACAGGAAAAAGCCTATAAGGGACAGTCTGGTGCTAGAATAGGATTAGCTGGATTAGCTGGTTATATGGGTGGTAAAGCTGGAGGTATGTTTGGTAAGGCCGCCAGTGGTATAAAGGGTGGTGTAGGCCAGATAAAAGATATAGCAGGATTCTTAAAAGAAGGCGGCACTATGGGTGATGTATTAGGCGGCTATGCTCAGAAGATTGGAGAGTCTGGCGTGTTTGGTGATACTGGTATATCGAGAGGATTGTTAGGTATAGGTGCTAAGGCAGGTATTGCACCTACCGTTACTAAAAGAGCAACTGAACTAGCTACACCATCAGCATCAATGGAAAATTTATTAACAGCTAGAGAAGGTAGATATAAAATACCGGGTTCATCATACTCACCACACACACAAAGAGATGTTAGTGCGGCTGGTGTAGATATATCCGGTGGAGAGGAGTGGGCTGTACCGGGCTCTGAATATGCTAGAAGTGTATTAACACCTACTGTTGGATATGACGATCTTGCTGAGGGGCCAGATATTGAAGAGGTTGAAAAAATGCCATTTGGGTCAACTCTTAGAGAAATATGGGGCTCGCAAACAGATGAAGAGAAAGCACAAGAGGCGGCGAGATATCAACCTTGGGAAACTCCAGCGGCTCATAGCCCTAGTTTAGCTACACCATCTTTTGGAGAAGAGTTAATTGCTGGTGTATACAGTGATCCAGTTAGTGGGGCAGTGCCCCAGCAACAACCAGCGCCATCAATGGCTGGTTCTTTAATGCCGGATATGCCCCCAGCAGGATTTTCAGGGCAGGATATTATGGTTGGAGAAGCCGGTGTTGATGAATTTGAACCGTTTACGATACCATCATTATTGGGTGAAGGTTTTCAAGGTTATGATCCATATACTAGCAGTTATGAAGAATTTAGAAGTGATTGGATGCCGGCAGGACTACAAACAGCCGGAGGTCTTGGGTATAAGGGTGGTGGTATGGTAGACTATATGATGCCTCAGGGTTATCAAGGCGGGGGGCAGGTTGGTTATGCCACAGCTACTGATCCGGAGGAAGCATTAAAACAAATGGGTATGGAAGATGTTGTTAGCGACAGGAGATTTAAGGATTATTTGGAAGATTTACCAGAGTTTGGAATGGGTTATGAGCAGAAGATAGGTGATGTAATGGCTGGAGGTCGCTCTAGTTTGATGGATATATCACAGCAGTCAAGAATGCAACAGGCTGGAACTGGTTTTGCAGGGGGTGGAGCTGGAGCAGTAGGTCAAGCGCAGGCAAGGAAAGAATTACAAAGGGGTGTAGGAACCCAGCGAAGAGGTATAGTAGAGGGTTATCAGGCCGATCTATTAAGCGCCGTTGCTGATATAGAAGCTAAGGGTGGTTTTGAATTTGGTGAAGGTAGTTATGCTAGGCTTGGTACGGGTTTAACTGGTGGTGAAGATTATGACCCAACCGCTACAGCGCCACCGGGTTGGCCTTCTATTGGTGCCTATGACAACTGGGTTCAGGCGGGGAGCGATCCAAACACTGCCTCAAACTATGGATGGCAATCCACCCAATCGGGCGATACGCCGGGTGGGTATAAACCGTAAAAGGAGATAGAAAATGCCAAGTGAATATGAAATATATAGAGCTTATGCTGGAATGAATCAACCCAAGTCGGGGTTTGATTATTTCATGGAAGGTTTAAAAGAAATACAAGCAGGTGCTAGGGCTGATAAGCAGTTAGCTTTACAGGAGCGATCTCAGGACAGGGCTGATAAATCATTACAATTTCAAAGAGAACAACAGTTAAGCAATCAAAAAGCTAAAGAGCGTCAGGAGAAATTTCAAAACATGAATCTTGTGTTGGGTAATTTGAATAGCGATATAGCAAAAGCTCAAACTATAAATAGTTTTTTCCCAGATGGAGAATTTAGCGAAGCTGTAGAATCTTTAAATGAGGCAGGGGTAAGGAAAGATAGTAATTTTGCGGATTTTAAAGATGCTATGTTATTGCCGGAGAATGAGAGAATGGCTGGGTTTGCTACTTTATTGAAAAAAATTAATTATTCAGAACAACCTCAACTTTTTAATACCGTTGTAGATAGGTATACTAAATCTGAAAAATCTATAACTGACATGAATAAAGAAATGATGGCTGATCCCCTTTTTAAATCTTTAGTAGAAAACGATTTAGCGGAAATAAGGAATATATCACAAGGTATTTTTGATAAAAATAAGTATCCGGGTATGAATGAGCAAGAAGCTATACAATCTTTAATGGATAGAGTAAAAAATAGACCGTTAGAATATCAAGAACATCTAAAGGAACAAAGAGAAGAATTTAAAACTTCTATTCCAGAAGTTGAAGAGGGTATAGAAGAAGCAGATGATACAAAAGAAGTAATGGAAGGTTCTGATATTGGTATTGGTTCTGCTGGGGTAGGTTTGGATTTAGCTGGAACTGAAGGGGGTGTGAAACTTGGTAAGATATTTGAGGGCGCTGGATGGCAACCCGCTGGTGGTGATCCGTCACAACCTGTACAACCTGAACCTTTAGATAAAGATTATTTTATTGAAGATAAATCAGGCTTAAAGAAAATTGTTTCAGCTTATAAAGGTAAAGCGGAGCTAAGTCCATTAGAGAAGGCATCAAAAGAGGGTAGTTATTTGGTTCCAGCTGGTCAGGATGAATATTTAGCTGTAAAGGGCGGTAGGGATCAATTGCGAGATAAGTCAGGTGTTTTACATACATTAGATAGGGCTAGAAGCAGTATGTCAAAGGAAGAATTTGATTCTCAGTATAAGACGGAATCAGAAGATTTGAAAAAATCATTAAAAGATATGTATGCTTTATATTTAAGACTTGATCCAAAAGGCACAGAGGGGGTAGATGATGTAAAAAAGGCTGGTGGAACTAGAGGTAAAAAATATGGTGGTAATCAAGCTCTTAGAAAAATGTTAAGTGATGAATTAAAAAGACACAAACAGGTTACTGAAAGAGGTAAGTGGTCATACTATAGATTTGATCCTGAAATAAAGAAGATATTAGATAACATATTACTGTAAAATATTATGCCTATTACAGCAAAGGATTTTTTAAATACCCTACCCAATGGGCAAACACCAGAACAGGAGAATCTATATGGGTTCATACCGGGTGGTTGGTTACCAGACTGGGTAAAGGATGGGTATAATAGAAGTATAGAGGGTATGGCTCAACAGATTATTAAGGGCAGTCCTGTCTTTTCTATTGATAAAAATTACGACCCTAATATGCTTGCAGACATAGGCGCTACTATAGTTAGTTTTTTAACGCCAACTGATTTCGCTACTATGGCGTTGGGTGGTGGTGTTGGTGGGGTCGCTATAAAAAAGATTGCCTCAAAAAAAATGATGCAGGCACAATTAAAGGGGGAACTAGCTGAAGCGGCCATTGAAAAAGGTTCTCAGGTTGCGTTTTCACAGGCACGGGATAAGGCTGTTGTAGGTGCAACTGGTTTAGGGTTTTACTCTGGATTGCAATCTAGTTTAGGACAAAAGGTCACATCTGGTGATGTTAGTCTTGTGTCTACATTAAAGGATGCAAGTATTGGTGCTACTTTAGGTGCCGCTACTGGTGGTTTAGGTATGAAAGCAAGTCAACTTGCTAGGGCAAGAGGATACACTCCATTGAAAACTAAAGCTATAGAAAAAACAACTGAGGTAGGTGTATTTGGCACTGCTGGGCCGGCGTTGGAAGGAGAACTCCCATCCGCTGAATCATATATACATGCCGCCGGTGTTATTGGTGGTATAAGTTTAAGTAGGGCTTTAAAAAATAAAATAATAAACCCGCCTAAAAAAATGTTAGAGGGTGCGGAATTAGAGCGGGCTTATGCTAAAAACGCTGAAGCGTTAGCTCAATCAGCGGCTAAAGAACGCAGGGGTAAGGAGGTTTGGAAAAACGAAGCTGATGGGAGAGAGGTTAAAATATTAACAGACTGGACTAATAGCAGAAGTAGGGAAAGTACATTTTTAGTAGAAGGCAAGGATGGTAAACAGTTTAAAGTTCCTAAAGAAAAGTTTTTTGAAGAGTGGTATAGGTTTAAAGATAATAAGGGTCACCATGCTCTAAATAAATTACAGAAAAAAACATTCTATGACTTGAAAAATAATCTAAAGCTTGGTGATTTAGATATTAAAAATATGGTAGATAAGGTTTCTGGTAAGGAGGGCGGTTTTGAATTAAAGGAACATAAAGACCCGGGTAGGGAGTATCATACTAATTATAATAAGTTGACGCCAAAACAAAGAAATATGTTATACGAAAAAGCTCAAGAAAGAATGTTCGTTGAAAACCAAAAGAATGAGTTTAGAAAAAACGGAATTGAAATAGCTGATATGTCAGGTTCTTCACTATTAAAGGAATCAGCTCCAGCTATTTATAATATAATACAGGGCATAAAACCATTAGCCACTAGATTACCAGATATACCTATTGTTAACTCTATAAAAAAAATGATTATGGATGTAGACGCTAGGACTGCTGAGCTGGCTAATAAAGGAACACGTGGATTATTAGACGCTACATACATTACACGGGATGGTCTGAGGATAAAAGGACTGCATAAATTAAACACTAAACAAGCTATTGAATTTTTTGAAGATATGCAAAGTTCAAACCCATCAGCTAGGGCAAGGGTGGAGGAGTATAGAAAATTAACAGACGAATGGTATGGTGTCGCTGGTGAAAGTGGAATGAAACTAGCCCCAAAAGAAAAAGATTATATATCAAAGATTCCTAGAAAAAGTTTTATCAGAAATATACAAAAAGAATTAGAGAAGTTTTTAGACGAGCCCTCTAGAATGTTAAATGCAAAATTATCTAATCAAACAGATGTTGAATTGCATTTAAAACGTGCCATAGAAAAAGAAACTGGCGAACTTAGTGCTGGTACAATGGAGGCTATGAAAGATATTTATAAACAACAAACTGGTAGACAGTCTTACGCTAGGGCGTTTCAAACCATTAGAGATGAGGTATTAACAAAATATGTATCATCAAATAAAAATCTTGAGGTTGCACGTACAGAAAATAAGCTACCGGATAAGTTTTATGAAAACGATGCACGGTCTATTTTAGGCAATTACGTTGCCAACTGGTCGAAAAGTGTAGCGATGAATGAGATTACTGGAGCTGATGGAAGTAAAGTATATAATATGATTGATGCTTTTCAGAAAAAATTTAAAATGCCTAATGAGGCTGAACTTTTAAGAAAAGCTTTTGATTCATATACTGGTAAAATAGAAATTGATCCACGTTACAACTGGAGTCCATCGTCTAAAAAAGTATTAAACGATCTTGTTAATTTTGAAGTGGCTACTAAAATAGGATTGGGATTTGCTACTATTCCAAATTTAACACAGGTGTTTATATCTAGTGTTCTAAAATCTGGATATGCCCCATTTATTCGTGGTACTTATAAAATATTGACAGATAAAGGGTATAGAAAAGAAATAAAAGCAAATACAGGAGCGGGTTCATTAGAATTGCACCAAATAATAGTTGGTTTTGACCCCCTAGGTGTTAGTCGATCATCCAGAATAGCAGATAAGATAACAACACTATCTGGTTTTAAACATATCAATAGATTAAACATGTTAATATCATCCTATACTGGATATGAGGCCGCCTTAAAACTTCAAAATACAGCGCTTAATTCCAAAATTAAATCAAGAAAAAATTGGGCTATAAAGAATTTAAAAGATATGGGTATAGCAGATATAAATAAAAAGATAACACCGGAGAGCGCATCAAGGCTTATGTATGAATTTTCCAGAGATACCCAGCTTCAGAAGAATGTGTTTCGCGAACCAGCTTTTGCTAATGATCCGCGATTCAGACCGTTCTTTTTATTTAAAAGATTTGGATATAGACAATTCCAATGGATTGGGTCAGAACTTAAAAAAGAAGTTAAAGGTGGTAATATTGTTTTCCCATTAAGACTGGCGGCGGCTGGGATGGCGGGTGGATATCTTATTGGCGCGGCAAAGAGATTTCTTACAGACCACTTAGCTGGGGTAGATGTATATGATGAAAACTATAAATATGGCGAAGATAAAATTGGCTTAAACGATATATTAGATAATTTTGCCGCTGTAGGGGCTTTTGGATTAGCCTCTGACATCATGGCATCTGAAAATGTATGGCAGGCTTTAGAATTTGCTGTTAAACCTGCGATGGCTCAGGACGCTATGAAGGCATACGATGCACTACAAAAAATAATAACAGATACAGAAGATTTTGGATTAGGATTTCATGTTGTTAGAAGATCGCTGAGAAATTTAGCCCCAATAGGCGGTACTGTTCCCAGAAGAATTGCCCAACGGTTTGAAACAAAAGGACAACGAAAGTCATATGCTAAATATAGATATAGTAAGATACACCCCAGAATACTTGATTATATGATTGATGGAAATAATAGGATGGCGCAACGATTAATCAGGGAGTGGAACAGATCGTTCCCAGAGCGTCCCATTATGTATGATGATATTGGCCCTAAGGCAATCAACCGCAGGCTGATGAATAAATATGAGAAAAGAATGAACCCCTAGCAGTTAGAAACTGCGGAGTTCAGAAATCGGAAGATTAAAGCAATCGGCGCGAACTGTGTAATTATTTCGCGGGTCTAGTTCACCCTTCTTTTTGAAAGAACATTTGGCAAAGTATTCATCTTTAGGAATCCAGCCAAGTATCCATCCTTTAGACATATTATTTAAGACGCGGACAAATATATACTCATCACAATCCTGATGAGTGTTGTACTCAGCAATCGAGCATTCATAGTATGGAAGGGGTTTTACACTTGTCCGCTTGGTCTTAACATCTGCCCTTATATCTTCTTTATATATAATGTCATAATCATAGGTGTCACAGAGCAAGCCACCTATATTATCTAGTACAAGTAATTCACCAACAAAGCCGGCAAGGTTCCCTGCGCCCTTTGTTATGCTATGTTTAATGGCACCCATCTCTATGGCGCGTTGTTCCGCCTGATGTATCTGGTCTTC